TCCATCAACTTCGACTTGATCTGTTTCAACTTCATTTGTTTCTACTTCTGGTGTGATTAAAGAAGAGGCAATTTCTACCTTCTTAACTTCAAGGGCATCAGTAACTTTATTAGCAAACGTTGCATCAAATGCTGCTTGGAATGCTTCTTTATCGCCACTGATTGCCGCATTTACCATATCAAGAGTTGTCATATTATTCTCCATTACTTATTTAACTTGCGAGCTGAATGCTTGATCTAAACTTGAAGATTGTTGTGGTTGCCCTTGTGGAGCACCTTGCATTGCAGCCATGGCTGCATTTTGAGCAACTGCAGCATTCTGCGCTGAAACTGAGAGGCTTCCAAGACCCATTGCATCAGCAGCTGCCTTTTCTTCTTCAAGTTCATTATCCATACGCTCAATGCCTTCTTCATCAAAGTGAAGGACATGTTTCTTAACCCATGCACGAGAGAAATATGTTCCAACATATGGATCAACAAGATTCATAAGTTGTAGTCTTGCAGTCATGAGTTCAGATTCTTTAAGTTCTGAGAAATTATTATCTTTAAGGAAGTCATAATGAATCTTTTCCTTCAAAACTTCCCATTCATCAATTGAACAAATACCTTTAAGTGCTAGCTGACGCTTCATCAGTTCGTCAAATAGCACTGTAAACTTTGAACGCACACGCTCAATAAACTTGTTAAACTTTAATTCGTCACGTGTGATTTCTGATGTACGACCAAGAGTAAATCCTGTCGATGATTCAAGGCGAGAAATTGGAACGTTCAATGACTTATATAATTTTTGTTCAAAATACTTAACGTCAGACAACTCCCCAAGATTTTGACCTGCTGGGAGAGTTGTGATTTCTGTTGACTTACCCTCACCACGACGCGGAATCCAGAAGTCTTCCATCATTGACATAAACTTACGATCGTCTTTGACTTCACCAGTAGAACTATCGTAGACAACTTTGTTTCTAAACTTGGTCATAATGTCACGAAGATATTGCTCTGCTTTGACCTTCGGCATATTACCAACGTCAATATAGAACACACGACGTTCTGGTGCACGACTTAAACGATAGATGACAACAGCGTCCTCAACCATTCGGAGCTGGTTGAGGGGCTTTATTGCCTTGTGAAGGTAGGACAAAACCATTTGACGTTTTGCGTCAAGTAAACCTGAATTGACATTAATAATTGCATCAGGAGCAATCTTAACAGCATTATCACTTACAGAAGTGACAATAGATTGACCTTGTTGTGATGCTTTGTCGTTGAAGATATAAAATTCTTCTACTCCAGTCACAACTTCAATTTTTGTTCTTGGATCTTTTTTCTTAATGATCGTTCGAACTTTTTTAATCTTTCTTGGATCAATATAAACTAATTCTTGAATGCCAAGTTTTGGTTGCTTTTCATCAATCAAAACTTGATAAAATAACCGACCGTCAATATACCAATTACGAAATATTTCTGCGCCATAGTTTGAAAAGTCCATCATACGAAGAACGTTCTCAAATTCGTCGCGGATCATATTCTTAATTTTTTCTGGTTGCTCTAGGTCATCTAGAATAATAGAAACAGACTTACCAGTAACATCGTGTACAATCGTCTCATTGACAATTTCATCTACTGCAGCTTCAAGTTCTGGCTGCATTGCCATCTCGCGATAACGAGTGACTAAATCATTTTCGTTTTTAAAACTGGCTTCGAGATCTAGATAAGTTCCGAAATAACCACCAGCAGTTACGGCAATTGCACCGTCATCTGCAACAGGTGCACTAATCTGTGCCTGAAGTTGCTGAGGAGCGTCTTCAGGTTGTTTTCGAACGATTTGAAATCCAAATAGATTAATTGCCATATATTACTCCATAATAAAGAAGGGGGAGGCATTCCTCCCCCACTCAAGTGGCATTAAGCGCCAGTTAGAGATTCAATTGGTGATCTCAATGAAGAGACGCCACCACGATCAATTGATTCCCAATACTGATAAGCAAAGTTAACAGTATATTCTTCAATTGTGTCGTTTGAACCCCAGTCTAGGTCGATCTGAGCAATATCTGTTGGGAACATACCAACAAACTTGTACTTCTTTAATTGACGACCATCTTTTGAGAATTGGATAACCTCAGCATCAACACCATATGACTGCGATGTTCTTGCGCGTGTTGAACGTAGATTTGTGACATTGTCGTTAATGCCGCGAACCCATGATTCCATTGCGTTACGAATCAAGAAATCTTCATCATTGATAACTGTTACTGACCAATCAGCAAAAGTACGATTGCCAGCAACCTTCACTTCGCGACCGAAGTAAGGAACTGTCACCATACCGACTGTTGATCCTGGAAGAGCAGCAGTCTTAACCATGAAAGATGACTTTGCCGAAGCAGCTGCACCAAGTGATGCATAGTTCGGGAAAGTTAGTCGTACTTCAAACAGATTAGGACGTGCGCCATCACCAGTTAGTGAGGTACGAAATTGATTTACATTAAAAGCCATTTTATTCTCCTGACTTTATCCTAGTCTATTTATTAGAAGCGACCAACGATTTCGTCGAAGGCAACACCAGTGCGAACAGCAACAAAGTTCAACTGGATAAAGTTGATACTACGTGCTGGCTTGATGTAAATGTCGCCAATAAATTCGTTACGATCGATAACTTCTGGAGTATTGTTTGTTTCATCGCAAACAACACGGAAATCATAGATACCGCGACGACCTTGTACCGTTCTGAGGAATGGTTCGACAAGATTTACGAAAGTTGCTCTCGTAAACTCATCATTGAACTCGAATAGGCTTGCGCGTGCAGCGCGAGCAATTGCTTTCTCAAGAACGATAAACAAGCGACGAACATTGATACGATCAAATGCGCTTGGGCGAGCAAGTAAAGTCTTGTCACCAAACAGAACAACACCCTCACCTGGGAACGACACGATTGGGTTCACACCCTTCTTGTATAGTTCGTCACGATTTGCTTGGCTTGGATTATAAGCCAACTTGATGACGTTCTTCAATTGACCGCGATTGAAACCAGCTGGTGAGAACCATGGGTCACGATCTTGATCGGTGCGAGCACAGAGACCTGCGGTATCACCATTACATGGAACCCAACGGTAGGTATCGTTGTACTTATCGTACTGATACTTCCAGTTGCTATCCATCACAGCATATGAAGATGATGGTAGTGCATTGCGATAATTTGTCGTTGAGGTTACTGGATCAGCCGTGTTAACGTTTGCATATGTTGGTGAAAGGAACACAACACAATCGCGTCGTGCTTCTGCAATATCGATTGCCTTTTCAGCAACGGCTTCACCACCACCACCAACCATGATTAGAGAGATATCAACGTTTTCTGTTGAGCGGAATTGCTCATAAGCAGTTAGAACATTGCCTTCTGTTACGCTACCATCTGTACCACGTTGGAACGAAATTGTTAGATTCTCGCCCTCAAATGCGTGGTTTGAATTAGCTGCAACACCCCATGTATCGTTATTTTGACCAAGAACATAAACATAGCGTGAAGCACGATAGATAACATCGCGATAGTATAGGCTATTTCCTGATTCGTCTTTAGCGTTTGTTGCTTTTGAAACATTTGCAAAACGCTCAACGACGGTGTTTGGTGTTCCTGAGAACAAACCATCTTCGTCGATAATTGCAATATGCATTTCGTCATTTGCAAGAGCATTGTGATTTGCAGCAACCCAAGTTGATGTGCCAGGAGGACCATCGAAGAATGATCCATATGGCGTCAACGTTGCATTAGCAAATACTGATGCGTTTGAATTTGCAATAATCGCAACTTTGAGAGAGTTACCACGAGCACCAGGATAACGTGCAGCAAATGCGATATCAGAATTTGAACCAAGATGGAAAGAACTGAAGTAGTTATCTTCACTCTTCACCTTGACGTTTGATGCGCAAGTTGCTGGATCAACGTTGAGAGCAACAGCTGAATTTTGCGTTGCAGCTCCTGCGCGCGACACAAACATATTGTTGCTATAGGAAAGAAAGTTTGCAGCAGTAAAGAATGGTAGGAATGTGTTGGCGTCTGGTTTGCCATACACAGCTACAAGTTCATCTTCTGATGCGACTTGACGTAATACGTCGACTGGACCCCACTGAAACGCGCCTGCAATTGCGCCAGTGGATGTTGAAACTGCTGGGACAACTGTTGTTGCATCAATTTCGGATACATTCACGCCTGGTGATACTAGAAAAGCCATGTTTTTGCTCCTATAAATGGAGATTAAGAAATCTACCGTTTATTTAGTAAAACGGGGTTTTTGACTAATAGGGTTTCCAAACAGCACCATCTTCAATAAAAGCACCGTCATTATGATCAACATCTATATGTCCACCTAAAAAAGTCGGAAGTTGTTCTTCTTCAATCTGTCTCATCTGCTCTTGGTGCAGTTTTGCTTTGATATCGACGTTCGTAAGTTCAGCAAAGAATTGCTGGTTTGTCATCCATGAGAATAATACCAAAGTCATAACGAGATCGTCGTGTGATCCTTCTTCAGCTTCGTAACTCGATCCTCTTGCAATAAATGTTGAGAGTTCTGAGATGGTTTCGAAATCTTGAACTATAAGTTTTTGTCCTTCGATTAAATTTTTAAGCAAAGAACATCCTAATCGCTTAACGGATTTTGTGGTGCGTATGCCTCGATAAGATTTATTCCCATAACCCCATGTAAGAGCAATCTTACCCTTTAGGTCAACGGTTGAAAGGATGTTTTCATACTCGTAATCTTCGAATAAAGAATCCACAATCTGCTGACCATTATCGTTTATTTCAACAAGAACGTAGGCTTGATTATAATAGTCAGCAACTCTTTTAATTATAGACGGATATACCAAAGGACTTATGTTATTATCTTTATAGGTACAAACCTGTCGATATGGAAGAGAGGTTACATCAATCACACTAAATGCCGAATAGTCCAAACCTTTTCCGCGAGATGTATCGACGACTACTGCGTAAGTGTGTTCTGGTATTGGTGCTTGATATACCTTAATTCCATTTTCGGATAGATGCATCGGTTTGACGAAAGCAAGTGATTTGAGCGCAGCTGCAGAAAGTAAAGTTCCCGCAGAACCCATAAACTCACATTCCATTTCCTGAAGAAACTTTTGTTCTCCAAGAACGCGACGCTGTTCGTCTGCCCATTGTTGACTCCTTCCTGGCACTTGACGCCAGTTAGCCTCAACATGCGTGAATCCGTTTAATCCTTCTACTGCTTCAGTCCACATTTTATAAAAGTGATTCATTCCATTTGGTGTTGACGACATAAGAATCTTAGATGTTTCACCAGAAGAAATCGTTGGATAAACAGATGTAAAAAAGTCTTCAGCAATGTTGCTTGGTACGAACGCAAACTCGTCAAGATATAAAAGCGAGATAGAGAAACCACGGATCGCACTTGATGCAGTAGAGTTAGCAAGCACACGGCATCCGTTTTCTAATTCAATGTCACCCTTGTTCCATACCTTAACGCCCTGTTGAATCCACATTGGCAATGCTTCGTATGCCAATTTAATTCGAGCAAGAATTTCTCTAGAGGTGCTGGCTTTGTTTGCAAGAATCGCGACTGTTTTGTCTTGATTGAAAAGAATATACCATAGAATGTAACCAACAATGATCGTGGTCTTACCAACCTGACGACCAGCCTTTACGATTACACGACGATTATTATTAATGTCGTTGACAACTTCTTTTTGAAACGGATATAATGAGATCTGCACAAAACCTTTGTCAAGCGTGATAATCTTAACATAGTTTTCGATAAAATATTCTGGATGCTCTGAGCATTTGATAAACTCACGGATTTGATCTTCCGTGAGACTCATTTGCATATTCACTCGCTTTAACTTGGGATTACCAAGATAATGTTTGAGTTTAGCTGTTATTTGATTCATTCTTTAGTTGCTTCAATAGTTCAGCAGTGCTTCCTACGAATACTGCTTTGTCAACATTAATATTAGTTGGTGCTGCTTGTTCGTGTTTAGGTTGCAATTCTTTTTGTTGCTTTTGAAGAATCATAAGTTTCTCTGTGACGTCAGAGAGATTTTTAATCATGTTGGCAGCAACTTCATATGCGCGTGGATGCTGTGATTCTTTTGCAACTTCTAAAATGCCGTCAAGTGCTTCGTTACCTTTCTCAATTAGATTATAATAGTTTGCGCGAGAATAATCCGCGTCTGGATTTTCAGCATTATCTTGATGAATTGTAATTGGTTTATCACTGTTATCTTTTACAACAGGGATATAATCAGTGTTCAGAATATCTGCCAATTTTGAATCAGTTTCACTCATAAGCCATATGTTGATTTAGTTGCATTGTAATTTTGTAATATTTCAGAGGCAGTCAATGTTCTATTATAGATGAACACTTGACTTAAATCCCCATAATACTGATAACTTCCACCAGAATACGCGCTCAATCCAAACCAAACTTCTTGCGAATTTGTGATAGAAGATAAGGTTGTGTTTGTATTGTTTACTTCAATTCCATTTACATATAATCGTAACTTAGATGCATCTCTTGTAAACATAACATAATACCAAGATCCATCATTATAAGTGTTCAATTGACTAGAAATAGAATTACTTGATCCACCTGATTTTGCAATATCACCAATAATTAACCCACCATTCATCCATATGCGATAATTCCATGGCCAACCTGCAGCAGTTTCTTTTGAGATAATCATCTTAATGCCAGCAGAACTAGTGCAGAACCATGCACCAACAGAAAAATCTTCTGATGCTAAACTTTGATTAGTATCAATGTAATCAGTAAAATCAAATGTGAAGTGTGTGCTATTAAATGTTGGTGAGCCTTGTAATGTTGTTGCATATCCATTTGGACTCAAATCTGTCCAAGTTGTTCCAGAACCAGGATAACTTGTAGAATCAGCAGCATTGAGATAAAGTTGAAGATTAGTGCGCACAATATCAAGCACACCAACTTTTCTTCTACCAAATTTAAATGAACCGCTAAATGAACCCAACATTTAAATACCCATTGTAGCTGGATTGTAGAAAGTTTTTCCAGTTGTATCTGTTGTTTTGCTTATAGTTGCTGTGGAGAAACTAAACGTACACACATCACCACCACCTCTTTCACCAAATTGAACTCGAATTGGATAATATACACCAGCACTCAATGCAATGCTTCCACTCATTTCAACAACACCATGCAACCCACCATTATTTACGGTTGCATTTCCTGTTGTAAATCCAGAAATAGCATTTGCGCCAATCCACATATATGACGCATCATCGCTACTCAAATAAAATGTATATGTTTCACTTGTTGTTGGTCTAAAATATCCCAACCATTGATAACTGAAATCACTTCCATCATCACTTCCTGGTTCAGATATTGAACCAACTTGAATTGTAGTAGAAGATACTGTTTGCGAGGCGAACCATGAAACGTCGTCAGCAAAATAGCCGCCGTTATATCTTCTTGCTACAACTCCAGCAAGGTAGGAAATCCCTTTCCTACCAAATGCTCTGGACCCACTGAATGAACTAAACATTATCCGAACGTCGTCAATTGACCAAGTGTTATCCACGTTCCATTATTGTTCA